AAGCCGCTAGAATGGCTGGTGCATCTCGTGGTAGAGTTGGAGATGCTTCTACATTAGCTGGTGAACTACTTGGAAGAGAGGCATCTAGGTCGCAACTAAGAGCAGAAGCCAGACAAGCTGGAAGCATGGGCTTTCAACAAGCTAGAGCAATTGGTGGAGACCCATCACAATTTTTATTTGGAAGACCTGCACAATCTACTCAAATGGGTTCACAACTTTATGGTCAAGCATATGCACTAGCAGGTCAACAAGCTGGTCCACAATTATTTGATCCTAATCAAGGAGTTAATTTGGCTATGCAACAAAGAACTCAAAATATGAATTTATTAGGCGCACAAGCTCAAGCTCAAGCAACTGAGCGAGCTGGTATGTATCAAGGTATAGGTAATATGATTAGTCTTGGAAATTAATAAATTATGGGATTTCAAGTAGGCACACCAATCGATCCAAGACTCTTAGACTATAGTGGTTATGCACAAGGGGTAACCCAAGGTGCTGCTATAAAAGCAGCTTCTCTTGCTCAAGTAGGTGCAAAAATTGCTGAAGCAAAAGAAAAGAGCGAAAAGAAAAAAGCTACTGTTGAGTTAATGAGTGGTATGATTAAATCTATGCCAGAGTTAAAACAACTTACCGGGATGGATAAAGTTATGGATGCTACTGATGCTGACTTTAATAAAGCTGCTTCATCTTTATATGATTCATTTGGAGAGGAAATGTCTAGTAAGGTTACATTACTTGCACTGAGTTCTTTATTTGATGATTCTGACACTAGTGTAGCTCCAACAACTTTTGCAAAAGCAAAAGAAGAATTAGAGGAAGAAGGCATAGAGTTTCCTAAAGGTGGTGACCCAGTAAGGAGAATAGAAAAAGGTTCTTATTTGAATTTAATATCTAGATTTATAGGAGGAAGAGCATTAGACATTGATCTTTCTAATCCATTGGGCTTTGATGAATTTGTACCAGTTACTGAAAGTGATCCTACTGTTAAAGCTATTGAGGGCGGAAAACAAGTTATAAGATCAAGAACATATAATCCTATTTCGTTAGAAGATTAATGATACCATTATGTCAGAGTTATTCCCTAAAGAGAATGTTAAGAGTTTCGCAGATAAAGTTCGTAATACCAATTATGGTAAGAAATATGGTGATGCTGACGATTTAACTATTGCAGTAGGCACATTAAGAGATCATCCAGTATATCAATATAGGTTTTCTGAGAAAAAACTAAAGGGTGGATTCTTTCAAGATGGATTAAAGAATTTTGTATTAGGTGCGGGTGGAGATACCTTTACTGGAAATGTAAGTGGTTTGCTTAAATCAGCAGGTCTTGCATTAAGTGTTATGAACGAAGAAGAGTTCAATAACAGTGAGGAATCTAAAAAGCAAAGTTATGAAGATTATGTTAGATTAGCAAACATACAAAAATCAGCATCTGAAAAATTACTTACATTAGGTCAAACAATTGATGATTTTGCTAAAGAAGATTTACCACAAATTCTTAACACAGATACTGAGTATTCTAAAAGTTTATTTGGTCAACTTACAAATGGAGTATCTAGAGCATTAGGTCAGTTTGCTGGCATGGTAACCACACAAGTAGCTACAAGAGGGCTAGGTAGAAAATTTGGTTTAACAGGTAAAACATTAGATAGAACTGCTGATGCAGCGGTTTATCAACAAGTTTTATCTATGAGGATGAATGAATCACTCAATGACTATGAATCAATTACTGGTAAAGATTTAGTTGAAATGTCATTAGGAGAAAGAAAGACTGGTTTAAAATCAATGCTTACTTATTCTTCTATAGCCGCTGCTCTAGAATTTACTGCATTTAAATACATAGGTGGACTTCTTAGCAATCAAGTTAAAACATTAGAGCAATTAAGAAAAGGTGGTAAAGTTAGAGAAGGTTTACTGAAAGATGTAATTAAAAGAACAGCTGGAATTGCTAATGCAAAAGGTTTAGCAGAGGGATCACAAGAAGCATTAGGAGATGGCATGATGTTAGATCTTACTGCTAAACTTTTTTATGATGAAGATAGAGAACTCTTTTCACTTGATACATTAAAGCAAAGAGCAATGGAGTTTACCATTGGTTATGGAGCTGGTGCAATAGGTGGAACTGCTATGGATTTTGCTACAGGTAAAGTTGGCGCAGAGGCAAGGAGTGAAGCATTAGAAAGATATGAGCAAGAAACTGGTGTGAGCTTAGGTTCTACTACCCCAACAGACCCATTGTTTAATTTAGACTACACAGATATAGATAGTGGAGAACAAAGAACAGTAGAGGTACAAGCAAAAGATCCAGAAGAAGCAATTGAAAGATTTAAAGCAACATATAAAGGTTATTATGATTTATCAAAAGGGGTAAAGACATCAGATGCAAAAGCTCCAACTGATAGAGAGGATCTTGTTTTAGGAGCAAGGGAAATAAAAAGTCCTGCGAAAAGACAATTTACAGCATTAAAAGAATGGAAAGAGAATCCAAGTAGATCGGATAAACAAACTAAGGCAGCAATAAATGAGTTAAAAAGAACTGAAAACTCTGATGTTGTAGGTTTATCTCAAGACTTGGCTAGATTATATGCTGATAGAAATGACGAAGTTACTTTATATAGAGTAGCTCCCAGAAATAGAAACTATGTTAAAGATCTTAATGCTGGTTGGACAATGAATCCATATCAAACTAGAACATTTGCAGATGCTCCTATTGAAATATATGATCAAGCTGTAGAAGATCTTAGAAATGAAATAGCTGACCCTGCAATGTCAGAGGATGAATTTAATGAAATATTAGAGAGAAGAACTGATGTGTCAGATCTTACTCCTGAGATGCTTGTAGCTCAAGTGCCTGTAAATAATATACTATATCTTGATAATGATAATGTTTTTCAAGTAGCTAGAGGTACAAAACGATCTCAGCCTGATGTGTATCAAGAAGACGAAGTATTATTAGAAGACACAAATAGAATAAGAGTTTTAGAAAACTTTGATGTAGATATGGATTTCTATGCTAGTAATTTACTTACACCAGGAGGCATTCAATTATCTGATGATAGAGATGCTAGGTCAGATGAAGAGCTAGAAGTTATAGAGGAGTATCGCAAATCTCCAAGGCAACAATACTTTGATGAAAAAACATTTCCAAGTGATACTCTTACAGAATCTTATTATGATGGTGCAGTCCTTCATGCAGGAGGCACTAAACTTACAGAGAACACACCAGCTAAAGAGTTAAATAAAAAGTATATTGATGATAGAACTCCTATAGCAATTGGTAGTACATTTTCAGGTGGAGGCACATTAGAGTTAGCTTTAGCACAGGCTGGTTTGAATTTCAAAAAGGTATTTGCTGTTGAATATAATCCTCTAATTATAGCTGAACACAATAGGATACATGGGACAGACTTTACCGCCCAAAGCATCGCTGATGTTGATTGGAAACAAATGTTACTCAAGCATCCTGAGCTGGCTAACTCTTATATGCACCACTCTCCTGTTTGTAAGCGCTACTCATCTATGACTAGAGCCGCTAGAATAAAACAAGAAAAAGAATTTGCAGAGGGCAAAACAGAAGACCCATACTTTTTAGATAAGATATCAGCAAGTAAAATTGTTGAATCAATTAATGTAATTACTCCACCACTTATTACTATAGAAAATGTAGCTGATTACAAAGGTAGTCCTGAGATGTCTAAAATTCGTAGGGCGCTTAAGAAAAAAGGTTACTTTATATCAGAAGATGTAATTGATACAAAATATTTAGGGTCAGCACAAAGTCGTAAAAGATTAATAGTAAGAGCTAGTAAGTTGTCAGAGCCTGAACCTGTAGAGGCTTTAGGCTATGAAGAAAGAGCAGACAATATTACTGGTGATTGGTATGTATCTCTTAAGAAACAAATAAAGAGAGAGCAAAATAAAGGTGCATTATCTAGAGAATATTTCAAAGACAAAACATCTTATATAAGAAACTTGTCAGATAGGTTCAAAACAAAAGGGCAAGGTGGATTTGAATACCCTAGAAATTTACCATATCTCCATATAGGCACAAATGGTATGAGTGGCTTGTCATATGCTGGCACACCTACAGGAACTATCATGGCAGCACAAATAGCAACAGGTAAAAGAGAGGGTGAGTTCAAAGGACAGAATGCATATTTATTTATACCTGATACTGACCCTAGAACTGGTAAACCCAAAAATATGGAGGTTGTTGAAACTGGTAGGAGGGAAGTTGAAAAAACCATACAGCAAGGTAAAAGAAAAGGAGAAAAGAAAACAGTAGTAGAGTTTGATGATATTTATCTTAAGAATGGTAAAGCATATCTTGTTACTGCTGATATGTATCCAAGACTTATGGGTCTTAACAATAATGCAAACTACCCAAATGATGTAAAACTAGCTAGAGGACTTATGGGTAATGGTATGCAAGCAGAGCTTACCGAAAAAATTATTGCACCATTTATACAAACACAAGGATACTACACATCTGTTACTAAGACTGTTGATGATATTCAACTTGAAGATTTGAAAGATGTACATGACGAACAATTCTTTACATGGTTTCAACAAATGCTTGATGCAACTGGTTTGAGATTAAAAGCTGATTTATCTAATTTAGATTATGCTGCTGATGCCGCAGTTAGAGATGTATATAATTGGTTACAAGATAACCCAAGCTACCTTACATATTACGATAAAGATTTAGAGGCATCAAGAAAGATTATAGAAGAGATATATGGTAAAATACCTGACTCTGAGTATAATTTGTTTAAAACAATAATGGGTCTTACTAGCCCTAATACTGCATTACCTATAAATACATTAGAGTCATTAAGAACTTTTGCAGTGTTTAAAGATACCAACAACTTTGATACTACTATTGAATACTTAGAGTATGCAGCCGAAGAGTCTAAGATACAAGAAGAGCAAGGAGTACCAGCTAAGGATCGTATTGCAAACCTTATGGGTACAAAAAGAAATGCTGTTATTACTGTTCTTCAGATAGCTAAAGAAAAAGGTGGTATTCAAGAGGCATTAGATTTTCTTAAAGGAACTGATACAATTGCAAACATTAGTGCATACAAAAAAACTTTATCACAATATAGTTCAAAAAGCGCTAATGTTGGTGAGCCGGGATATGTCAGAGAAATTGTGCATCAAGCCACTGGGCAAGCTATTAGCAATGATATGCAAGTGCCTAGAATGTTTATGTTTGGTCCCAAGGTTGGAGCATACACACTCAATCTTAATGGTGAAAGTCAATATACTACAACAGATATTTGGGAAGGTAGATTTATCAGGTCATACTTTAAAGGTATGTTTAAACCAGCAGAGGATGGCAAAAAAGCAGAATTTGGCTTGCCAATAGGTGTAGATGATGCA